ACTTCGACGAGCCTCCGGCGCAGGACCCGAACCAGCCCCCGCCGCAGCCCCCGCCCGATCCCGAGATCGAGAAGGCCAAGCTGGAGGACGCGCGGGAGAGGGAGAAGATGGAGCGGGAATTCCAGCTCCGGGAGCGCGAACTGGAGCTCGAAGACCTGCGCAAGCGCGAGCAGATGGCCGGCGAATTCGAACTGGAGCGGGAGCGGATGACGCTCCAGGCCCGCGCCGAACTGATCACCGGCGCCGTGACGAGCCTCGGCCGGCCCACGGAACTTGGCGGGGAGCCGGGGTGATGCGGGCGCCTAAGGGGCTCATGGGGTCTAGCGCCAGAGCGCACGCGGACGATCCGCTGAATCAGGCGCTGAACTACAACACGCCTCTGAACCCTCGCGAGGAGACGGCCTTTCAGGAGTGGGCGCTCCGGAACGGGCGAATGGAGGACCTTCGCGACTACGACCTGCGCGGGTTCTGGAAGTCCGGCGAGGCCTTCGCCCCGAACGGCCACGGCTCGGACCGCTGGAAGAAGCCTAACCACCCGACATTCAGCGCCGAGAGCATCTACAGCGGCCCGTACACGCCCGGCGGGGTCTGGGAACAGGTCGGCGGGCGGTGGCGCTTCCGGGCATCGCCGCACAACCTGCGCTTCCGCTCAGCCGATGACCTGCGCGCCTACTTCGGCGACGTCGAGCCTGACGTTGACCTGATCCTGCCTGAGGAGGGCGCCCGCTGATGGCCATGGCCTACGCCTTCGACTGGAAGAGGGCGATGGGCCTGGCCCTGACGGAAGGCGCGGCGGCGCTCGACGCGCTGGCGAAGGGCGACGTGGAAGCCGCGCGCATCCATCTCGAATACTCGGCCGCCGCCGCAGAAGTCGCCCGCCAGGCCTTCGATGAGGAACGGCCAATCCGCGCCTGATCGACCCGGCCCCAACCTCTCTTCGTCAGCACCAAAGGCCGCCGAGGCGGTCGAGAGGACGAAGATGGACGTGAAGATCGAATACCGGGTGCGCCCGGTCACCCGCTACATCGTCACGCGGTACGAAGAGGGCGCCAACCGTCACGGCGCCGAGGAGCGGGGCGAGTTCAGCAACTTCGACATGGCCTATGCCGTCGGCTACGCGCTGGCGGCGCAGGAACGTGAGCGGCTCGGCTATCCGCTGGGGGACGAGCGCATCCGCTACCCCGACCCTGAGCCCGACGCGAAACTCGACCGCGCCCGGTTCTATCGAAAGATGGCCGACGAACTCCAAGCGATGGATGCGCAGGAGCGGTATCGGCGCGAACACCCCGAGGCGCTGAAGCAGCGGGCGATCAAGCCCCGCATCGGGCCCGGCGCGATCCTCCCGGCCGCCCGTTGCGCTGACATCCGGCCGCCGCCGCAGAACCCCGACAGGCCCGGCGACACAGTGACCCTGCAAACCGACGAAGGGCTCGTTACCGCCCAGCTTCGCGAGGACGGCGACTTCGAGGTGCTCATGGTCTTGGGCGTCGATCCTGGCGCAATCGAACACGCCTCCGACTGCGCCGTCCACAACGCGCCCGCCATGGAGCCGGGGCCGTGCGACTGCGGGGCGGAGGAGCGGCCTTGACGACCATCGCCTACCGCGCCGGCGTCCTGGCCGCCGACACGCTCCACACGTGGAACGGCACACGCGACCTCTACGAGCCCAAGGCGTGGCGCGTGGGCGACAAACTGGTGGCCGCCAGCGGCAGCACATCGCTCATCATGCGGTTCCGGGAGTGGGTTGCGGCCGGCATGGAGGGCGAAAGCCCGATGCACGGGGTGGAGAAGGGCGGCAACGGCCTCGTGGTGACCGCAGACGGCGTCACCTGCTTCGATATACACGGGTCGTGGCCGGTACGCGAAGAACACTACGCGCTCGGCAGTGGATCGGACATCGCTACAGGAGCCATGGCGATGGGCGCGACTGCGGAGGAAGCGGTCCGAGCCGCCATTCGGTTTGATACCGGCAGCGGCGGCGAGATCACCGTCCTGCGGCTCGCGGAGATCACGAACGCGGAGGACGTGCTGCCACGCGGCGCGCCGGCAAAGCTGCGGGCGCCAGCCGATGCCTGACCTCACAGTCCGCTTCAGCAGCGACCCGAACGGCGACCACCTCGTAGCGGAAGCCGTTGAGCGCGAACTCCCGGGCTTCTGGGCCTTCCTCAAGGCGCGCCACCCCAAGTTCGCCGGCTACGGCAAGCCGGACGGGCCGCCCATCGGCTACATCCACGCCTTCGAGGTGAATGAGGCCATGGTCGAGACGATCCCGGCCTACGTGCGGGCGCTGAGGTCGGCCGCATGACCGACCACACCCCCGAAGAAGCCCAGGAAGCCGCCCGAGGCCGGCAAGCCGCCTTCGAACTGCGGGAGACGGAGAAGGCCTTCGCCGACGTGCGGCAAGGGCTGTTCGAGGTGATCGCCAAGTCCGCCCTCGGCGAGCAGGAGCTGCGGGAGAAATGCTTCCTCGCCGTGCAGTCGCTGGACGCGGTGAAGAAGGCGCTCGTCGAGGTCGCGGCCGGCGCCGCCGTCGCCGATCACTCGGCGCTGATCCGCGGCATCCTGAACGGTGAGGATCCCGGCTAATCCGCGCCTCCAGACGGCGGGCTCAGGCTTGCCGCCATGACGCTCAAAGCCCGTCTCCTGTCCGCCCCCGGCATGTTCGACCTGCCGGCCACGCTCAACCTCCAGGCCCGCGGGCCCATGGTCGCGTTCGACCGGGCGGGCGAGGGCGGAGGCGCGGCGGCCGATGACGGCCCGTTGAGCGAGGCCGATGCGCTGAACCTGCTCACCGCAGCCGAGGAGGAGGGCGGGGTCGAAGATGACGCCGACGCCGCCGACGGCGAAGACGACGCCGCCGACGCGGACGGGGACGACGACGAGGACGTCGAGGCCTCCGCGGACGACGACGAAGACACCGGGGATGACGCCTCCGACCAGGAGGCGGCCGACGACGACGCACCGGAGGATGACCCGGCAAGCGAAGAAGACGGCGAAGACGAGGGCGACGAACCGGATGAGCCGGCAATCGACGCGCCCAAGTTCTGGTCAGCCGAGGAGAAGGCGGTTTTCGCCACGGCCCCGCGGAACGTGCAGATGCTCGTCGCCGCGAAGGACGCGGAGTACAGCCGCCAGGTCTCGTTGGCGAAGGAAGACGCCGCCGCGGCCCGCAAGGACGCTTCGATCATCTCCGAGATCGGGGACAAGCTCGAAGCGGAACTGGAGCGGTCCCGCACGATCTTCCAGGGCAAGTGGGATGGGGTCGACTGGGCCCAATGGGCCAAGGAGAACCCGCAGGAGGCCTTCCAGGCCAAGCTCGAGTACGACCAGGAACAGGAAGAGCTTCAACGGCAGGAGACCGCCGCGGCGGCAACTCAGGCCGAAGCGCGCCGCCAGTTCCTGAAGGACGAGACCGCCAAGCTCAAGGAGATGGGCCACGTCCTCGCCGACCCCGAGAAGGGGAAGGCCGAGAAGGCGAAGCTCGTCGCCTACGCCGAGAGCCAGGGCCGCACGGCCGCTGATCTGGCATGGGCCGGCGCCTGGGAACTGAGCGTCCTGCACAAGGCCATGCTCTGGGACGAACTGCAGGCGAAAGCCGCAGCCACGCCCAGGCCGGTCCCCGCGAAACGACCCGAAAAAGCAGCCCCGGCGAAGGCGCCGGCAGCCGCAGCGCCCAAGGCCCCCGGCCATGTGCGCCCCTCGGCCGCCGCCCCGCCCCGCCGCAACGTCATCCAGCGCCGCCGCACGGAAGTCATCGGGCGGGCCCTGAGAACGGGCCGCCAGGACGACGCGCTGGCCGCGCTCGAAGCGATCGGAGAGTAGGCCAATGGCCGCCCCCACCAACGCAGTCACCACCCTGACGAACGTCGGCCAGCGCGAGCAGCTGTCCAACATCATCTTCCGCGTCGCCGCGGAGAAGACGCCGTTCATCTCGAACATCGGCCGTCGCACCGCCAAGGCCACCTATCACGAGTGGCAGGTCGAAGACCTCGCGGATCCCGACGCCGACAACGCGCAGCTCGAAGGCGACGACGTCGGCACCCTGGACAGCCCGAACCTGCCCACCCGGGTCGGCAACCGCTGCCAGATCTACCGCAAGACCGGCGGCGTTTCCGGCACCGCGGAAGAGGTCGACACCGCCGGCCGCGCCTCTGAGCTTCGTCGCCAGAAGCTGCTCAAGGGCAAGGAGGCGATGCGCGACCTGGAGAAGCGCAGCCTCGGGAACTACGCCTCGCAGGCGCAGTCGGGCGCCAACCCGCGCAAGACCGCTGGTCTCGCGGCCTGGTGCACGACCAACGTCAGCCGGGGCTCCGGCGGCTCGAGCGGCGGCTTCTCCGGCGGCGTCGTCTCTGCGGCCACCAACGGCACCCAGCGGACCTACACCGAGGACCAGCTGAAGGAGGTCATGGAGTCGGCCTTCAACGCCGGCGCCGCGCCCTCCATGGTCTTCATGACGGGCAAGAACAAGCAGGACGCGTCGAGCTTCACCGGGATCGCGGACATCCGCGTCGACGGCAAGGACGGCAAGAAGGCGGCCACCATCCTGGGCGCCGCCGACTTCTACCGCTCCGACTTCGGCCTGCTGGCGTTCGTGGGCCACCCCTACGCGCTGTCGCGGGACGCCGTGTTCGTCGACCCGGAGATGGCGCACCTGGCCACCCTGCGTCCGTGGAAGACCACGCCGCTGGCGAAGTCCGGCGACAACGAGAAGTTCATGCTGATCGGCGAGTACAGCCTCGAGGTCTCGAACGAGTCCGCGCACGGCGTCGTCGCCGACCTGTCGCAGTAAGCGGCGGCACAGCGAAACACTGTGATCGAGGGCCCGGCCGCAACGCCGGGCCCTTTTTCGTGGGCCAATCCGCCGCTGCAGGGCGCGGGGCCACGATGCTGGCCTTGAACAGACGCGCCCGGCGCGCGCCGCCAGCAACCGGACCCTCCCATGGCCGATTCCAACCCCGATCGCAGCAAGGTCTTCATCCCCGAGAACTGGCAGGCCCTGCCGTGGGTCGGCGCCGCGGACACGATGACGATCCGCACCTTGGGCGCGCTCGTCAGCGACACGCCGGTGAAGAACCGCAACGACGCCGTCTTCGCCATCCAGGCCGAGGTGGACCGGCGCGAGGCCGAGGGCATCGGCAACCCGGCGGCTCAGCCGGCCGCGCCGCCCGAGCCGGAGCCCGCGCCGGCGTCGTCACCGCCACTCAACATCGTCACCACAGCGCCCGCCGGGCCCAGCGAGGCCCCGCAGCCCGGCGCCGTCCTGAAGCAGGGCTCGCCGCCGCCTCCGGAGCCCGTCAGAGCCGGCTCCGGCAACGACGTGTGCCGGGTCCGGATCACCAAGCAGGGCCACGGCAAGGTCTTCACCGGGCGGGCGACGCCGAAGACCTACGACTGGCAGGCCGAGGTCGCGCTTCCCCGCCGCGTCGCCCGCGAGCTCGAAGGCAGGGGCTACGGCGAGATCCTGGACTAGGCCGATGACCCGCCCCTGGCAGCCGCTTTGGACGACCGAGCACGGCGCCGCGTACGTCCGCGACAATGAAGATGGCACGTTCGACGTGTGGTCCACACAGGAGAACGACCCCTTCCTTGAGCGCAACCGCGCCATGGCCAACCACAACGACGGCTGGTCGCCCACGCGCGAACTGCGGCGGGAGGGGTCGGTTCCGATGGGCCTGATCGAGAAGTGGAAGCGCGAGGAGGGCGTGAACGTGCTCCACCGCTCCGGCCACGACTTCCTGACCCGGAAGTTGAACGACATCGACTACCTCTATCTCCGCACCTCTCCGGGGAAGACCTGATCGATGTCGGGCGACCTCTCCACCTACGGCGGGCTGAAGACGGCGCTTTCGGAGTACACCGGGCGCAGCGGGAACACGACGTGGCTGGCGAACCGGCCGATCTTCGTCCAGCGGGCGCATTCGACGCTGATGCGCGACCTCGACATCCCGCACCTCCACGACACGACGGACCTGACCATAAACGCGGAGCGTATCGCGATCCCGAGCGGCTACCGGGCGTCGAAGCGGCTGTTCCTCGACCTCGACTGGGACAAGCAGGTGAAGCCCACGAGCCAGGAACTGCGGGTTCGCGAGGCCGTGACCTACAGCGCCGGCGAGCCCAGGGTCTTCGCCCGGGAGGGGGCCTATCTGGCGTTCGGCCCGGTCCCGGACACGACCTACACCGGCAAGCTGCTGTTCCGGAAGGCGCTGACGTTCTTCGCGTCGGACGAGGCGACGAACGCGATCCTGACCGACTACCCGATGGCCTACCTCTACGGCGCGCTGGCCGAAGCGGCCCGCTTCGACAAGTACGAAGAGGACGAACTGAAGTACGAAGCCCTGTTCCGGGCCGAGATCGACGCCATCAACATGGAGCATGCCGCCGCCATGTACGAGGGCGGCACGCTGGCTCCTGTCGCTTCGGGCGGGGTGGCGTGAACTGGGCGCCGACGGGGCTGCCGAAGCCGCTCCTCGACCTCGCCAGGGCCGTGGAGGCGACATTCGCGCCGCTGCGGCCGAAGAACCCGCCGAGACTGCCGCAGATCGCGGCCGCGGACCTGACGGCAGGCCTGGCCGCGCGTCATCCCTACGCCATGGCGATCGATTCCACGAACGGCAAGCTCGTCATCTCGCGGCCCGACGGCGCTGGCGGGTACGAGTGGGTGAACGCGGACGGCTCGGCGCTGTAATCCGCCCCGCGCCCCGCCGCCCCCACACTGCGCGGCATGGCTTCCACGGCGACACCTCTTGGCTTCAACAAGCAGGGCACGGGCGACAACCCGAACACCTGGGGCGAGAAGCTGAACGCCGAGGCCCTCGACCTCATCGACGAGGCGATCCGGGGCCGCGCCGCCTTCGCGCTGACCGGGACCTACACGCTCGACGCCACCAACTACGAGTCGAACGAAGCCCGCTGCATGCTGCTGCACGCCACGAGCGGGACCGGCGGCACGGTGATCATCCCGACGACGTCCAAGCTCTACGTGGCGTGGAACCAGTCGTCGGGCGACATGATCATCTCGACGGGCGGGGCGACCACGGCGACGCTCGAGACGGGCGACCTCACCGTCATCTTCTGCGACGGCGACAAGGTCCGCCAACTGATGATCGCCGGCATGGCGATTCGCGAGTACATCGAGGCGGCCACGCTCAGCGAGGTCGAGCTGCCGGCGCAGACCGGCAACGGCGGCAAGTTCATCAGGACCAACGGGACGAGCGCCACGTGGGAGCGCATTCAGTCCGGCGACATCGAGGACTTCGACACCGCCATCGCGGGCAAGAACTCGATCTGGATTCCCGCCGGGGCGATGGTCCCGCGGACGACAAACGGCGCGGCCACAGGGCTCGCCGAGTCGACCACCAATAAGGTCATGTCCAACACCCTGGACTTCGACCAATCCACCATCGAGTACGCGCAATTTCAGATCGCGATGCCGAAGTCGTGGAACGAAAGCACGCTCACGGCTGAGTTCATCTGGACGTGCGGCGTCACCGGCAACGTGATCTGGGGCCTGCAAGGCGTCTGCATCTCCGACGACGACCTGCTCGACGCCGCCTTCGGGACAGCGGTCGAAGTAACTGATGCCGTGACCGCGACGACCGACGTGATGCGTTCGGCGGAAAGCTCCGCGATGACCATGGCCGGGACGCCCGCAGAGAACGACCTGGGGGTGTTCCAGGTCTACCGGAAGGCCTCGGACGGGGGCGACACGGCGGCCGGCGACGCCAAGCTTCTGGGCGTGCGGCTGTTCCTGACGACCTCCGCAAACAACGACGCCTGATGCTTCTGCTCAACCGCCTGAATGGGTTCGGTGCGCAGCGGGCGACGTTCTGCACCGAGGCGCAGGCCCTCATTGCCCGCATGACCACGGAGCCAACCTACTACCGAAAGGTCCTGATCAACCGCCTGATCGTGGACCTGAAGGATGCGGCGATATGGTCGGAGTTGGACGCGCTCTACCTCTTTGCCGCGCACGCCAGCCAGGCGGCGCTCCTCAACTGGAAGTCGACAAGCCACACAGCCACCACGAGCGCCACGTTCACGGCCGACCGCGGTTTCCTCGGAGACGGCGCCACAACCTACATCGACACCAACTGCCAAGGCCCGAGCGTGGCGGATAGCGACCACGCATTCGGGGTCTGGCTGAACGTTGACGGGGCGGATGCCGGCCACGGCATTGGCGGCGACGACACCTCCTACGCGATCCGCCCGAACGGCCTCGGCTCGGGCTTCTACAGCTACAGCGGCGGCGCTGCCGAGCAGTCGGTCGTCGTCGCCAACGGACTAGGGTTCTCGGCCGTGACGCGAACCGCGGCTGGTTCCTACACGATGCAGAAAGACGGCGCGCAGACCTCCAAGACGGCGGCGGTCGGGGGCACGACCTCAGCCGTGGATTGGTTCGTGCTGGCGGCCAACGATGGCGGCGGGTCGCCTACCGGATTCAGCGCCAGTCGGGCTGCGGCGGCCTTCATCGGAAGTGGGCTCACGACGGGGCAGCTCTCAACCATGTACAGCGCGCTCAGCGCCTATCTTGCGGCTGTAGGGGGCAACTAGCGTCGCGAGCGCGGCGCGGATCGTCTCGGGATCGTCCCGAGGCACGTTGTGGCCGCTCTCGGCGTAGATGAGGCGCGCCCCTGCGGTCGTCAGCGCGGCGCGGTCGGCCTCATCGCACAGCGACCCCGGCTGGCGACCCACGATCACCGTCAGCGGGCCTTTCGGGATGCGATATGCCGTTCCGCCGCAGCCATAGCCGAGGGCGTCACGGAAGACCCTTGCGAGTTCGCCCGTCGCGGCCTGCGACCACGCCAGCAGGGGTTCCAGGTGGGCCGTGCGCAGGAACGGTTCGATCAGGACGCGCTCCGCAAGATCGGCCGGGCGCATCGCCATTGCGACGGCAGCGCCCAGCGAGACGCCAACGAGGATCATCGGCCGAGCCGGCAGCGCGGCGGAAACGGCCTCGTCAAAGGCGGCTGCCATGGTCTGGACTGAGTAGTCGGAGAATGTCGGGGCGATGTGCCCCGGCAGGTCAATGAAGGCCACGTCGGCGCCGGGGACCGCCAGATCCGCCAGTTGGCGCACCGCCGTCAGCCCCCGGATGACCAGCACAAGCGGCCGCGCCGGGTCGCCGTCGCGCGGCGCCGTGAGGCCCACGCGCCCTCGGGAGGTCGGGATCAGGTCCATGCGGCAGCCTAGCAGCGCGCGCCGGCGTCCCCAACCCGCCTTCATCGCCCCTGGCCCCACACTGCGCCCCATGGCGGAATTCGCTCTTGAGTACATCGCAGGCGTGGTCGCCGACGACACGGTGCGCGCCCGCGGCGGCCGCTACACCAACGCGGACAAGGCCCGCTTCGTCCGCGCCGGCGCCGGCCAGCCGCTGCTTCCGGAACTGATCGGGGGCTGGGAGCGTCTCGTCCTGCAGACCATCACCGGGGTCTGCCGCAACGTCTTCGCCTGGACCGACAACTCCGGCCTGCTCAACATCGCCTTCGGCACCAACAGCCACCTCATGGTCTGGCGGGGCGGGGCGCGCTACGACATCACGCCGTATGGGCCGCCGGCGAGGCTGGGCGCCAACCCGCTCGCCTCCTCCAACGGGACCGGAACCGTCACCGTCACCCACACCGCCCACGGCTATACGAGCGGGATCGACGTGCGGGTCTACGGTGCGGCGACCTTCCAAGGTCTCGACGCCGCGAACCTCAACATCACCGCCGAAATCACCGTCATCAACGACGACAGCTATTCGTTCACGGCCGGGGGCGGCGACACCGCGTCGGGAAGCGGGTCCGGGGGCGGATCGGGCATCGTGGTCGTGCCCCAGACGGCCCTTCCCGAAGGTCCGGTGCACGGAACCGGGACCGCAGGCTACGGCACCGGCGGCTACGGCGTGGGCGGCTACGGCGAGCCCTCCGAGGAGGATTATTTCCCGGCGACGTGGTCGTTCGGGCTTCTCGGCGAAGCGCTGGTGGCCAGCCGGCGCGACGAAGCGATCTTCATCTGGGAGAACGACACCGCCGCCCGCGCGACGTGGCTGGAGAACAGCCCGCTCCGCAACGCGGCGATCCTGACCACGCCGGAGCGCATCGTCATGGCGCTGGGCACCGAGGAAGAGGCCAGCCCCCACACCTACAACCCCCGCTGCATCCGCCATTCCGACCCGACCGACGAGACGATCTGGACGACGGACACTGACACGCTGGCGCGGGAGAAGATCCTCGAAGGCGCGGGGCGGCTCGTGGCCGGGCGCGGCGCGGGCCCGGCGAACTTCATCTGGACGGACAACGAGCTCTTCCAGGCGGCCTATGTCGGGGCGCTCGACGAGGTCTACCGCTTCGACCGGCTCGGCGAGGACTGCGGCCTCGCCGGCCCCAACGCGGCCTGCGTGCGCAACCAGCAGGCCTTCTGGGTCACGCCGGACATCCAGTTCATGACCTGCGGGCTTGGCGGAGAGCCGAGCGTCATCGAGAGCCCGATGCGCGCCGAGCTCGAGGCCAACCTCGCCGCGTCCCAGAAGGACAAGATCGTCGCCTCGACGCTCTCGAAGTACAACGAGATCTGGTTCTTCTACCCCGACGCCAGGGACGGGGACGGCGGCGTGGGCCTGGAGTGCTCCCGGGCGATGTTCTTCTCCGTGACCGACCCGTGGTGGTCGAAGGCGCAACTCGCTCGCACCGCGTTCTGCGACGCCGGTCCCGCGGACTATCCGGTCGGCGTGGATCCGGACGGCAACGCCTACTGGCACGAGCGCGGCGACACCAACGACGGCAACGCCATCTCATGGAGCCTGTCGGCCGGGCCGCAGTACATCGACGCCGGACGCCAGGCGATCTGGCTGCGGTCGTTCTGGCCCGACTTCACCGGGCGCGGCGGAGAGGCGCAGGCCGGGTCGATGAGCCTTACCCTCTACACCCGCGAATTCCCGCAATCGACGCCGGAGACGCATGGCCCCTACACGATCTCGCCGGGCGACGAGGCCGTCGACCTGCGCATCGACGGCCGCATCATCTCCTGGGACCTGAGCGGATCGTCCGGCCCGGCGAACTGGCGGATGGGCGCGTTGACCTTCGAGGGGAAGCCGACGCGGCGGTCGAAATGACGGCGGCGATCCGGGCCGAGTTCGAGCGCTGCCGCGGATGGCTCGAGGCCGCCCTGGCGCATGGCGGCGAGAGTTCGGCGGACGAACTGCTCGGCGAACTGCTCGCCAACCGGGCGCAGCTCTGGCCCGGGGAGGCGTGCGTCGTGGTGACCACGCTGGTCCTGGGCGAGCGGGGCGGGGAGGCGCACGCCTGGCTGGGCGGCGGCGATCTGGGCGAGATGGTGGGCCTGCGCCCCGGCATCGAGGCCTGGGCCAGGTCGCAGGGCGCGGTCTGGACGACGATCAACGGCCGGCGCGGCTGGGCGCGGCTCTACAGGCCATTCGGCTACCGCCTCGACGAGGGCGGGATGCTCAGGAAGCGGCTCTAATCCGCCACGGCCCGGCGAGGCTCCATGCTCTGCCCATCGGCCGGAGCGCGCGACAGTGTCGAAGAAGTCAAGCAGCACAACGAACAGCTCGCAGACGGCGACCGTCACGCCGAACAATCCGGAGTGGGTCACGTCTGGCGTCCAGAACCTGCAGAACAGGATCGGCGGGCTGCTGGACACCGATCCGCGCAGTCTCGTGCCTGGCGCCTCGTCGCTGCAACAGCTCGTCTTCGCCGGCGCGCCCGCGCTCGGACAGGCCTGGCATGGCGCCAGCGGTGCGGCCGCGGCGCGCGCCGGCGAGATGACCCGTGAGGCCATGCCGGCCGCGCAGGCGGCGGGCCGGACGCTGCTGGATGTCGATCTCGGCGACTACGAGAACCCGTGGGTGGAGCGGGTCGCGGACACGACTCTCGCGGGCTTCGACGAGACGGCAGGGATGAACCGCGCCCGGCTGGCCGGGCAACAGGCCCGCGGGACGAAGTTCACCGGCTCCGGCTCGGCCATCGAGCGGGCCCTGTTCGAGCGCGGCAACAACCAGGACCGGGCCGGCGTGGAGGCGCAGATCAGGGCCGCCGGCTTCGACCGCGCCGCCGATCTCGCCGGCCGCGACCTCGACCGAGAGACGCAGTTGTCGATGTTTAACGTCGGTCAGTCCAACAACATGACGCAGGCGGAGCGGCAGTCCCATCTTGCCGCGACAGGCCTGCTCGGCGATCTCGCCAACTCGTCGGCCGCCAATGCCCGCGCAGACCTGGGCCTCTTGGCCGATCTCGGCGGGCAGGAGCGCGAGATCGATCGTCAGGAGCGCGGCGCGGAAGCCAACCTACTGGCGCTGATCTCGGCGCTGCAGGGCGCCCAGCCGTACGGCCTCTTCCGCGGCCAGACCACGAACGCCACCGGCACGAGCACGACCAAGGGCAAGGAATCCGGCCTCGGCACCGCGCTGGAGGGCGTCGGCACCCTGCTCTCGGGGGCGGGAGACGCCGCGGGGGGCTTCGCCGCGCTTGCGGCCCTTTCGGAC